CTGTCGGGGTGCTGCGCTACGGGATGGTTGGCGTGGTGCACGTTCATACACCTCATGGTCAGGGTCAGTTTCATCTGTCGGCAGGCAGAGGGTTTGCAGCAGGCAGGTGCGGAACGCCACCGACATTGCTTTGGCGGTTGCTTTGTCGCCGGAGTCCATTGACTCTGCCGAAACGGTAGCCGGGATGTATGAGCCGTCTGGTGCCCAAAACTTGTAGGTGACCGTCACACGGCAATGCCCCATCGAGGTGCGGTTCTTACCAACCTCAACGGTCGTGTAATCGTTCGACACAATCTCGGGTGTGACCACAACCCCGTGCTTACGCAGCGCTGGAGACACGGCGTTGACTACTGCGTCGATGCCACGGAAGTTGAAGTTCTGTGCCTGATTCCGTTCGCCTTTACGGACAGCACCGACATCTTCCATGACTCGGGACAGCAGTTCAATGATTTGTACTGAGGGTTTTGCTTCCATTACTTTGCTCCTTTCAAAAGCAATGTTCTTGTTGTTGTTTGCTTAGAGAACTGTCGGGCGATGTCAGGCATTGCAGCCTTGAACCCTTTGATGTCGAGCGAGTCCCTGGTCTGTGCTTTCCATGTAGCGACGACCGTGCCGTTGACTGTAGCGGTATCTGCTTCACCAATCAAGTCGCACAGTTCGGCTTTCAACTGGTCTTCCAGTTCGGCATACGCTTTCGCCTCAGCCTTAACGTGCTTCAACCGTTGGATGAGATCGAGGGCCTCTACTGGGAGTTCTTCGACACGGGCCTCCGCTTTCAGGTAGCGACGGTTAATCGTCTCGTAAGACCATTTGACACCGGCTGGGGTCATCCCCAAGTCGATAGCGTTCAACCACTTCTCAACAGCCGAAATGTGTTCGGCCTGCTCGGCAGGCGTGATTTTCTGAACGTGGAGATGGAGTTGCATTGACGGGTCGAACACCGCCCATGTCACTTCCTCAACATCGGCACAGATTGCCTGCTGGATTCCTTGGATACGCCAGTAGTCGGGCAGTTCACCTTCCCACGGTTTCGTGGTGGTTTTGATTTCCAGCACGGCCCGGTCGTCTGCTGTTTCGTAGAAGCCGTCGAGGGTGGCGACCATGCGGGCACCGCCTTTCGATTCGGCAACAAACATCTCACCGGGTGTGATGTATGGCACACCCAGTTTGTCGGATGCCCATTCCATCACGAACGGTTCGAGACGGTTGCCACGTTCCATAGCAGGGTTCGGAGGGATAGGTGTCGGAGGAACCTCTGACATCAACTCTGCTGCGTAAGTGTCCATCGGAACGAACGGATGCAACCCGTAGATTGCTGCGACCGCCGAAGCAGACACCCGCTTGTTTCCATCTTCGTCTCGGAACCTGATCGTCAGCCAGTCTTGGCCTCCGTGTTCCGGTTTGGCAATACGGTAACGCTTGAGCATTGAAGCCCCTTTCTGTTGTTGTACGGATTGCTCCGCACCTTACAGAAGGGGTGTGCTAGTTGTCAATAGGTTTCGTGAAAGGTGTCAGAAATGTCACACTGCGGCGCATAGCGACAGGGATGTGGATGACATGATCGTAGAACCCGTCAGGCGATTTTGATTGGGCGATGGTCAGATGGTTGGGTTTCCCGCCGTCTTGTTCGCTGACCAGCATCCCAACTGTGCGAACCAAATGTTCGTCTTTGTCGTCGGGGTCGAGGGTGTCCCAATGGCCTTCGCCTGCGTGGGCGTCAGCCCACACAATCAGAACGAACTGGTGGTCATTCTCCATCGCCGGTCCAATCTTCTTCGCCTTCAGATTTGCACAGCCAGCAGTATCGGCCTTCTTCGACGGGCCAAGCGTTGCCGCAGTCGGGGCAGATGAGAAGATGTTTTCCCATAAACGAAGCCTACTATGCGGCTACAGGAACCCGTTTTTGTAGAGCAATGAGACGCTCGAAAGCCTTGATAAATGCGGCTTGATCGGCTTGCGGGACGACCGTTTTTTGCAGGTATTTGACGAGGATTTCGATGTCTGTTTGCGTCATAAGGAGACGCAGGTTAGCAGGTCAGATATCGCCCTTGAGATGGTCGTCGATGTGGTTATCTAACTTGGTTTCTATACGGTTTAACGAATCGGAAACGAGTGCGTGGTCGTCACGATTTTCTTTTCTCATCCCTTGCACTAGCGCCGCAAGAACTGTCCCCACAGCGCCAATGACCGCAACCGTTATCAGTTCCATTATTCGTAGAACCTTTCATGGTTCCAGCGTCGTTCGAGAAGATACGCTCCAAACAAAGCAGTAGCGCAGACAACGCAACCAAGAACAGCAAGACCAACAAAAGTCCGTGCCATGTCACCCCTTCAAACCCTTTCGGCCCTTCTTTTCCTTACGGGTTGGCTTGGCTACCTTGGCTGCCTGTTCGACAGTACCGCCAACTATTTCGGCAGGCAGACTGTCACAATCGAAACATTCGAGGTGCCAGATTTCGAACTCTTTGTTGGACGGGTCGCCAACGCCCCACGCCCAACCAAACTTTTCACAGTTCGCCTTGAGCCAATCAACATGCTTCTGCGACCCGCCGAGGTTAATCAGTTTCTTGTTGACGACAGCGGCCACATCGATTGCACAACCCCACCCGTGCTTCGAGGTGCCGGGGGTGCCAGCCGGAGCCATGCCGTCCTTCAAAAACCATGTCTTACCCTTGTAGGTGCGGGTGATCTGCGGGACACGCTTCGACGGCTTCGTGCTATAGCGGGACGCAAACAGCGACTCCTGCTCCTTCAACGTGCGCAACGCACCAACATGGGAGAACTCCAGACCCTCGGCCTTGGCCGCCGTCAGCATCGCATCCCACGCCTTCGCAGCCTTCCAATACAACTGGCCGTAAGGCTTAATGTTCGACAACAAATGTGCCGGGATGTCCCCGTTCGGACATTTGGCTAGTTCATCCGGCGTCACAAACTTGCGGCTGGGGTACATCAGTCGTCGTCTTTCATCTCAATAGCGGTCAACAACACGGTAGCGGTGAGCAGAATACCAGTAATCCAAAGCGCCTGAGTTCTCGTCTGGCCTGACAACGTGATAATGATGTAGGCCGACGAGCAGGCCGCAACCACCAGGGTAGCAAGGGCAGCCAAATATTTGCTCATACCGGCGACAATATCATTTGCGGCGGGACGCCAATACCGGCGCTGCCGCCAACACAGCACCAATAGCGACAAGGGCCCGACGCTGCCCGACAGTCACATTCGAATCCGCTGGGACATACGAATCGAGGCCGCCCCCGAAAATGTTGACCTGTTCCTCGAACTCCCGTTTCACCTCAGTAGGGGCCTGACTTACGACCTGAGCAATCTCATCCAACTGCTCCCCAGTCAAAGTGTCGATGTTGGCGGCAATGGCTTCAATCGCTGCCTGCGCTTCTTCTGGTGTCGAGATTTCCGAGAGAACCTCGATGGCCTGCTCAGGTGTTGCCGGTTCAATCGGCAGGGAGGTCGTCGTCGGAATCGTCGTCGTTGGCGCAACGGTAGAAACGTTCACGCTTGGGGAAGTGACCGCAGTTGTCGCCACCGGACGCATAGGTATCGAATTCGTAGTCGTCGGGAATGTTGTCGAAACTGCCGTGCTCGTAGGTTGCGATGATGAAGGCAGAGATGTTGGAGATGATGTCGGGGTCAACGAGGATGACGGCAACTCCACGGTTGTCGTACTCTGCTCCGTCGAGGTCGTCGAGTCCGGCAGGGTCGTAGTCGATGTCGTCGTGGTCGGGTCTGGCTGTGTCGTCGTAGTGCTGGATGATGTCTGCGAAGGCTGCGTTGTCTCGGGCAAACTCGATGGCACGGTCGTAGGCGGCTCGTTGCTCGTCGTCGTCGTATCCAGCCATGTAGTTACTGTACTACTCGGCTCTGGTTCTACGGTTGTGGTTGATATCTCTACAGTCGTGGATTCAACTATGGTGGTAGTCGATGAAGTTGTTGTCTCTGGTTCTGTTGACGTTGTTGTTGTCGGCTCTGGCAGCGTTGTGGTTGTTGTGCTTGTCGTTGTTGTGGCTCCTTGGGTTGTGGGCACAACTGGCGAAACGGATGTCTCTAGGTCATACTGAACACCCGACCACCACGCATCGGGGTTACCGCAACACACACCGGCCCTAAGCCGATACCAGCCTGGTTGCAGTTCGATCTGGATGTTGGACTGCAGGCCGTACCAGTCATCATTCTGGGCGAGAAGTTGACCATCCGAGTTGTACAACCACAGCATCGGGTCAGACCCGTAACCGGCAGCAGCGTAGGTACGGGCAGAAAAAACTGTGGTGGTATCAATCTGATACCAGTAGTCGGTCGCTTCGGTGACCCGAATGTTTTGTGCCTTTGCGGTAGCCCCCAACGCTATGAGGGCGAACCCGCAGACGACGATTGCGGCTTTACTCAGCCGAAGGAATGTCCGGCTTCTTGCCGAAGGCAATCGCCACTTCCTCCTTGGAGAGAACTCCATCCTCAGCCCAGAACCGGAGCAACTGTTCGGTCACCTTGGCGGCGGCCATGAACCCTGCGAGGGCGGCAGCCTTCCACAGTTCGACACCGATGACTGCACCACCGGCGAGTGCGCCGAGGGCGGTGCTTCCGAAGACGGCGAATACTCGCCCGATGACAGTTTGAATCTTAACCATGATTACTCCTAGTAGTCGTGTTTGATGATGTAGGTGACGACAGCGTATGGCTGAAGGTTGCTGTGGGCTTCAGAGGCGTTCGCAGCAGCAACGTTTGCGGTAGTTCCACTCACAAGGTGGTCGTGGCCCACTGAGTTTGCGTTAGTTGTCCCCGATGTCTGGTTGCTTGCCTGCGCAATAATGCCCGATCCGGCACTTGGTGCCACAGTTGTCAACGTGCCAGAAGGCGTTTCCGTAAAAGTTATGCTGTGCGTATGGCTGGCACTTTCCGGACCACTGGTAATAGAAACGCTGTGAAGGTGCGCAGGAAGACCAGACTGGGCGGCGGTCAACGTAACAGTCTTAGCGCCACCAGTCTCAAAAATCGCATCAAACTCCGTTTGTGCACCGTCCAAACCGACAAGGGTTCTGCCCTTAAAGTTCGGGGTGGTGGTGCCAACCAAAGCACGAAGTTCCGTATACGAGGCGCTAATCGAACCGCCATCGCACAGCAACCAACCAGTCGGGGCAGAAGTTCCACCATACGGTGCAATGGTTCCGACCGGGCAAATCAATTTCAATGTCGCCAAAGCAATGTCATCAGCCACGACCGTGCGGTCAGCAATCTTCGCTGAAGTGACAGCAGAGTCAGCGATACCAGCCGTAGCAACCTGACCCCACTTGATGCCGTTCGTCTGAGCCGAATCAACCTGCAGCACATGGGCGTTCGTTGCCCCAACAGCCAAACGGTTAATACTTGAACCGTCAGTGCTGATGAGGTCACCCTTAGTGGTCATCACCGAAGCGATCTGGTTCGCTTCATCAGCCTCAGTAGCGGTAAACACCGGGTAGATCGCCGCAGCAGCATCGTGGGCTGCACCAACCGTGTCATCCACGCCACGCACCACAGTCAAAACCAGCGTAGAAATGTTCGTAACCCGAACCTTTTCCTCTTTTGAGGTGCCGGGGTCGATCACAGCGAAGAACGGGAACGATGTCGGCCAGCCCGTGACGGACGCAACGCTGACGTTTGTAGCGGATGCATTGATGCCAGCGCTCAGCGTCGTAGAGGCAGGTGCGCCCTTGTATGCTCTGCGAACGGGAAGTGCCATTTGTGCTCCTAGTTTTCTACGCTTCTCATAATAACAACAGCCGTCCCTTCCCAATCCCACTTGGAGCCGTAAGCATCAACTGGTATCCAGCGGAGGTCCTCAACAATAACCGAGTGGATGCTGCCGCCGATCTGTAGAACAACGATTCTGGGGTTGTACAGCAGTTCGTCCAAAGCATCGGTTTCTTCCTGGATGTCCAGGTAAACCTCTTTACCGTTCTTCAGTTTGATCTTGTTGTGCAGGAGGACAGGCACGGAGAACGTTTGGGAACGGAACGGGGCAGCGTAGGCTCGGGCCATCCAACGGGTAACAATCGGGCCTTCGGTGACAGTTGTGCCCCGTGTCAGTTCCAGTTTGAACTTGGCTTCGATGGCCCG